TTGTTTTGATAAATGATTCCATCTTTTTCGTTCTACATGATCTTTTATTTGTTTATCAACAAATTCCTGCTCTGAAATAGAGTGTAAATCAAAATCGCAGACCTTAAAATTGTCATCATTAAAAAACTGTATATCAAAATCATTGTCATATGACATACTATTAAATGCCGGTAAGACCAATATCTTCACTTTCAATTTCTTAGAAAAATAATTCAATAACAAGACAAATAGAAAAGGAAAATATTTTATCTCTTTATTAAACATATCAAAAATAAGTCTTATCTCGTGACTCCAATCGGTAAGATATACCTCTTCATCATTCAATTCTGTAGTCAATAATGCATAACATGCAGGAGCATCATTATCTGATCGTAAAAAAGGAAATTGCAATCTTGTTCGTTGACTCATAACTAAAACAACATTATCATTTTCTCTGAACGTATCAAAAAATGACAGAAATTTATGAAAACAATATTGAGGTCCTATCGCACCCTTACTGTGATTTATAAGGTAAGAATTTTGTCTTATTGCATTATACCAACGGAAGTCAGTTTCATTACCTTTGGGTAAGAAAAAATTGTTTTCAACATCGTCACTGAAACTATCACCAAAAATATGAAGTGTATTCATAAGTTTCTCAACAATTTTGTATCAAAATCTGTAATATATCGCAATGGTAACAATTTTTTAGCAATACTCAATGCAAGATTTCTATTGTATTCCAATTTCTCTACTATTTTATCAGACTTTAACAGATCTTGTAACTTATCTTTATCCATATCCAAATATTTTTTAGTTTGATCTAAAACCGAATTAAATCTTGTTTCGTAGTTCTTACTGTCAAACTCGTAATCAAATAATTCAGTATACATCTTAAATCCTAACTTTTTAAGAAATCTGAACAGGTGAGGACCAGACATTGCTAAAAATGGTTTCCTATGAATAAAACCCTTCCATGTTTTTTCTGTTGGATGTGTAGATAAATGTATGTAAGATTCCCAAAATAAGTACATTGAACTTTCTAAAAATTCTTTAGATACTCTAACTTGCCAGTCTGAATTATCAAGGTCTTTTTCTTTATGACCTATAAAATAATTCTTATCTTCGGTCATCAATCTTCTCTCATGTGAATGAAAACCTTTTCTTAATAAAAAATAATGATGACATGGAAAATCTGGTGTTTGATAAATCACTTTATTGAAGTTATAATAATTACCCCTATAAAAAGTGAGATTTTCTATACCTTTATCTAATCGCATCTGTCCTTCATTAGATAAATGCCCAATATTTGACCATGCAAGATTCTCATGAGTATGTAATTCACTCATCATGTGCAATCTACCCAATCTTCTACCAAAAAGAGGATAAATTACGTTATATTTCTTCTCAATGTCTAAAAATTCTGGTCTAATATCAAATCTCGTATCATATAACGTATGAAGAAAAGTCCAATACCATAAAAAATGTTTGATTCGTACCATCGATTTTGTTTCGTCAATCTCACCATCGTTTAACATGGACAATTGAACATTTTCTAAATTTACATCAAAATTCACATCGGTTGTAATAAGTATTATATTTTCTAAGGTTTTGCATGAAAAATTTTTAAGTAGAACATACAAATAGCAAAAATTCATCAAATATTGCTCATTAGATACATCTCTTTGCTCAAATTTGCGGTCCACAAAGGTAAAATCATATGGATGTAGATGATTGTTGTCCGTTAAATCATATAATACATATTTTTTATTTGGATTCTCATTTATTAGATCGATCCAATAGTCATATGGTGGATCTGGCGGATTAAGATGCACAAATGTATAACCATCATTCTCAAACATTCCTGCAGAAGCATTTCTTCCTATTTTTTTGGTTTTTTGATTCTCTTCGATTTCGGGATCAGGAAATTCTGTGAAAAAATCATTACTCATAAATGTATTCTTTCTTTAATTTCATGAAATCACTATTTTCATCTAAATGTGATATCTTAAATAAGTCTTGTTTGTAATCATTGGGTCCATTATCAAAAAAATCTAAAATGATTTGACTAAAGATCTCATGATTCTTTTCACTAAAATGATTTGGTCGATTATCTGAGATTAATTTTTTTGATCCATCTTTATATCTAAATCTATTGAATTTGGTATCACAATCCATGATATCATAATCAATAAATTCTTCTGTAGATATCACATCTAAATTTAGATCAGATGCATAAAATCTCTCATTAGATAATTTTTTTAGATGTTGTGAATATGTTTGATTGTCGTAACCAAACGTTGTACACACAAAAAATTTTGATGTTGGCTCAAAATAATCTGAAATATGCTTAAAAAACAAAACATTTTTTATATTCAATAACTCAAATTCATCTTTGAGAACTTCATCAACAATTTCTATTATTTTAGAATTATTTTCACCACTAAATTCTTTGTATGCAGGAGCAGTCCAACCCTCTGGTATAAAATCGTAATCCAATCTTTCAGGTGCAGATAATAAAATTATAAAAAAATCGTTTTTCTCATACTGATTGGACATGAATTTTCGTATCATGTTTGTGCAACCAGTTCCTTTCTCTCCAAAATTTTTTAGGTCAGTATTAAGACCTTCTGCTACCTTGTGATAATAACAAAAAGAATAATTATGCTCATGGGCAAAACTGTCACCAAAAACATACAAGGTCATGAATAATTATTCCTTAACTCAATGAATTTATTAATCCATGTATCACGATTTTCGATAAAAACTTGCGGAGAATCATCAGCAACCGCAATTATAATTGCAAGATATGGTATTGCAATACCTGTCATTTCTTCCCACATAACAGAATAAGCAGAACCTTGCATGAAATAGTTATCAATCCATTCCCATTTTTTAGGTTTGCTTGAAGTCTTGAAATCTATGATATGAGGTTTACCACGAAACTTACCGACACAATCAACTCTACCAGCAGTTTTTAGATGATGCGAATATAAAGTTCTCTCTTGAGCATAGACAACTTCAATTTCATTTAAGGTTGGTTGTATAGACTTGAACATCTCTACGTTATCTGGTGTATATTTCTCAAACGTAGATTCATTATTTAGATAGTCTTCACATAGTTTATGTACTTTTGTACCTCTACGTGAGGCTTGAGTAGAAATTTTATTGGCTTGTTGTTCTCCGACTCGTTTACGCCAATTAATAATGGTATCTTTTTTATAGTCAGATAATACAGTTGTTACTGATGGATATTTTTCACCATCAGGAGTAACATACAAACGTTTACCGTTTTCGTTTATCGTATTAAGTTCAATATCACCAAGTATATTCTCATGTATAAAATCAGTCATAAATGTTTATATTACTTCCACGATGGGAACGCTTAATATCCTTCAATCGATCATTAAAACCTTGATCTGGTTTTTTACCAGGTCCTACATTATCATATGCAAATCCTGGCATAACAGGAATTCTTTTTATTTTTCCACCACATATTTTACAAGAATGCTCTGTTGGTGCATCTCTATCTTCGTATTTTATGTTTTCCTCGAAAAATTGATCGCATGATTCACAATTATATACATATGTCGGCATTAATACCTTTCATGACCAACAAAAAAATGGTCAATTGAACTAAAAGTGTTATTAATTCTTGCATATTCATCAGCAGAATCGATACAAGTTACCCCATTTATGCGAAACGGGTAAATATCATCTGAATTTCGTTTAAGTGTATGAATCCAGAAGTCATGGTCTCTTCTCAAGTTGATTTTTTGCCGAAATTTTGGATTTAAGACACAAATTCCAGCATTTACGGCAGTCGGAGCCTTAAACTTGAAGGTTGGGCGAGGAATATAGTTCTCAATCATACCATGTTCGGTTAATTTGACCACAGATTTGTGTCTTTCGCCTTTTTTTACATCATGAATACCCAAAGTACACGTATTTCGGCTATTTTGGTGAAAATCGTACATTTTTTTAAGGTCAAAATCGTAAATATTGTCACCATTCATGATAATTACATCATCATCGTCACCTAATGTGTAATCTAAGATACCTTTTGCCGTGCCAAGTAAGACTTTTTCGGTCATCGGTCTCACATTCACGCTACCTTTGTATTTTTTCAACTCTAATTCCATTTGAGGAGCACAAAAACTCTGAATTAACGTAACATTCTTAAAATTTTGTCTTTCAAGCCAATCTAGATTATGAAAAAGTATTGGTTTGTTACTTATAGGAAGTAGACATTTGGGCTTGAAGTCCGTAAAAGGTCGCAGTTCCGGATTTAGGCCAGCACAAAACATTATCACATTCATTTCTTGGCTTCTTTCTTTTTAGTCTTAGTTTTCTTAGCAAATCGTCCTTTATTGTCCCGAACTAACTCCTTGATAGGGGTTGGCTTCAATACTAAATCAGGAAATGCCAAATGCCCAACTTCTTGAGTTATATTTGGATATTTTTCCTGCAACTTTTTGTCTTTCATTTTTGTTACATCATCTCGTTCTTCAGTATGAAGACCTGTAATGAGATTGACCCACAAAGTCTCTCTTTTTTGTTGTTGTAACTGTGGATGACCACCCTCATAAAACAAATACATTTTTTTCATCTCTGCATTTAGATGCGAAAATTCTGTTCCTAGAACATAATCTTCTGCTTCTCTTTTAATGGCTAACCCTTCAAGATCAGGCTCACCTTCTGGTAAAAGAAACTTTACATCAGGATGAAAATTAAAATTTAGAAGACCACGAACCGCATAAGTTGCATTTTCACGCAACCAGTTTGCACGTTCATTTATATCTTCTATATCATTTGCTTGTTTGAGTATGGTTGATGTCAATTTTGACGCCATACACGCTCCTAGAATTCACTTATGTTTTCCATAAGATTTTTGAGTTTATGTTTTACGAAATAATTGAAGAGTTTTGAGCGACCATTAGTTGGTTGCTCTTGAAAACTTGACATAATCTGTTCTTGCAAATTTGCAGGCACACGAGTTAGGTCAATCAACATTTCATTACGTTGATAGTTGCGTAACATCTCACCTTCACAAAAATGTTCAGGATCAAGTTCAGCCCATACAGACAACTTTTTCTTCGACAATGGTTTTTGACGTTTTTCAGATACAAAGGTGTCATCGGCAGACAGAAAATTAGGAATGCCATCGCTAGAATCGCCTTTGAGTATATGTTCACGCAAAAAAGTCTCTGGATTGTCTGTGTTTAGAAATTTCTTCTTGAGTGGTGAATACTGTTTCACATTCTCAAAACGTTGTAGTTGAACAAAATCTTTGTCACTAGACAATATCAATATAGGTTCTTGTTCAGATACAACACCGTTCAGTTTTTCTTCACGGTTTATTACGAGAGTTGCAATAATATCATCTGCTTCAGCATGATCAATATAGACCATCTTATAAGGAAATGTTTCGTTTAACTCACGCCTAATATTATTTAGTATTGTGAAAAGATTGTTCCAGTCGAAATCAGACTTTTCACGTTGTATTTTTCTAGGTGCTTTGTAATGCTCAAATATCTTTTTACGCCAGTTATTTGAGTTATCACAACACAATACAAGTTCGCCATACTCATCTGAGAACTTGTTACGATACATACGTAACGTATTCAGAATCATATGGCGTACCATATCTTCATTCACACCTTGTCTTGCTGATTGCATTATATTTGCAATAGCAATCTGGCTATAATCAACTAATATCATAAGGCAAGTTTATGCTCGTTGTTTCTGAAGTTTGTATCTGTCAATGATACAGTCTTATCATACGATACTTCTTGGTCATTGTCAAACTCAAAGTTACCATTCTCCATTTCTCGTGTCCATTCTCTACGAATGTCAGGGTACCAAACACCAACTGTACGCTTTGGTGTACCATCAGCATTATATGCCATTGCAGTACAAGTCCACATTGTACGTTCATTCTCTTTAGCACCCATGAATTGAGCAATCCAATCACCAGTCTTGAGATAATGCTCCATCTGTCTCACGTATGCTTTTTTAGATTCTGACATCGCCATTTCACGTTGCTGAATCTGTGGTGTAATACCACGACCACGAGCATTCTTAGCATGAGCCGAAGCATCTTCTTTGGCCTCTTTAATCCATGCTTTGACATTCTTCATAGAAAGTTTGTCAATCTCTGGTTTTGCAAGAACTGTAGGATGAATATTTTTGTACTCGGCAGGTTTGCGTTTCTTACGCATTTCGACCATACGTTGTCGTAATGCTTCACGTTGTTCTTCTGTGATATTACGAGTACGTTTTTTCTTTGGTCTATGATCGTCTTTGGAGATTCTAGGACGCCCTGGTTTCTTCTTTGTCAAACGTTTTGTCATATTCTATCTCATACTTGAGGTTATCAAGAAAATAGGTCCATTGCTCTATGCGTTTTGACCAACTATAATGAGTATACGCATATTCTCTAGCATTGTCAAGATTTTTTTGAGTTTTATCGTGCCAATACTCATCCATTACATCTTCAAGTTCATCAGCAAATCGAACTGCATGTTCGGTCTTATCTTCTGTATAAGTGTACATGTAACCATATTCACCACATGTCTCTGGTAATGCACCCCAATTAGATGTAACTACGGCACAATGGGCAGACATTGCTTCCATTGCTACTCGACATGATGTTTCTTGCCACGTTGATGGATACGCCAATATATGCATCTTTTTCCATGCTTCTCGCAACTCATCATAAGGAACTGAACCATGGTAACTTATTCTAGAATCACTTTGACATTCATCAAATAA